GTCGAAAAAACGAAATTTCTTAGCATCCCAAACATGATTTAACATATGGCACGCCAACGCATTAGCAAGATCCTCTATTTTTGTTCTCTTGAGATGCGCTACGTGTTTTGTAAACCTTGCTGGTAAGTAAGTCCAAGCTCCGTCTTTAAAATGAAAAGTATTTGAAAAGTATTCACAACCGTTCAGTGACTTCTTTCTATCAAACTCAGACGTTTCGACGCCGAATTGTGCAAATTTCGCACGATATTCCTGCAAATCGAATTTGTCTGGAAAAGTTTGTAGAGTATCATCACCACCAGCTGCTATACGGAACTTGTCACTAAGGATATCCTCATCAGAATATCCCATTCTGACCATGGCCAACACATGCAGAGCTACTTGAGCTACGCTATTTGCCGCTATAGTCATAAACCATCCGCTTTTCATTATACCTTTATGAGCTGACTTGTAAACGTGTCCACTAGACGTGCGATATTCACATGTCTTCACTTTCGTGAAGCATGCTCGTGCATCTGCTTTAAACATTTCAAACTGCTCATCAGTCATATCAGCGGGTCGAACCGCTAATTCAACTGTTATATCCTCGACAATATTAAATATCCATTCTAAATAATTATAGTCCCAAGTGCTTTTATCATTACCGTCGACACCACGCCCCTTAAAATACTCATTGAGGTGCGCTATATCTCCCGGTCTCTGCGGATTAAATGCGAATTTTATAGGTGAATTTTTCCAATTGTCCACCAAAGAATTTGCAAAATTTTTAAAAATGCAATTATTCTTAACGGTTTCAGGCAAAGGAAAACCAGCAATAATTCTAGGCATATCCGCATCGATCTTAGCTCTCTTGGTTGGATCTGCTTTAATAAACGTTTTAACCTGCATTTTCTCACTATTCCATTCCTGCAATACATGATCGATAAAGCCGTCTTTAGTATAGTTCTTAAGCACCTGTTCATTAGTAGACAAGCCATTAGCTTGGTACGGTTGTCCAGGACTTTTACTATCTTTAACCGCGGTTGAATCTATGATCGATTGTATCATTGAACGTGATTTATAGTTTGAATTAGGCTCATATTTATTATGCTCCATCATTGTCACAACAAGGCGCGTTACCCTACTACATTCCTGTTGAGTAGGGGGTGTTTCACAACTTTTCACGCGTTCGTTGAATATCTCTAAGTGTTTTACTAAGGATATTGCTTCCAACTTAGGTGTTATATCGGGATAAACATATTTCTCCGCATCATAGCCGAGTTTTTCAAGTTCATCCTTCTTAGCATCTAGGTAGTTAGCTACTTCCTCGACCAC